CTTCCAAGGAGGAACGATGTGATGACTGAACCCATTTTTTTGTTCGCGGAAAAAATCGAGGCAATCGACGGTTTCCAGACTGCTATCGTTGTTGAAAATGACGGCGAAGAGGAGGCCTTGCACGCCTGCGAAATTTTCAACGTCGTCACTGTAGGGATCGACGATTGGGCGACACCGGAGGAAAATTCGGCGTTCGACGAGGATTTCAAAAATGTCGACAGGATTATTCTGGCGCTCGCCAACGACAGTGTCGGCGCCTATCTGACCGAGGAGGTGGCGCGCAGACTGGGAAAGGAGCGCTGCTACCGCGTCCACTGGCCTGAGGGCTGTTACGACAGCCGGACGACGATTTTCGATCACGGACAGGAAACGTTGAGGCAGTGCGTCGCAGACGCAGAGCCGTATCCGATAGACGGCGTTTACGCGCCGAATGCTCAGGATCTCGTACAGCTCCGCCGCCGTCCACTGGACAGGGGAGTTTCGACTGGGTGGGCTAACGTCGACGAGTTCTACCGCGTGCGACCAGGGACGTTAAGCGTGGTGACCGGCATACCCGGAATGGGTAAGTCCGAATGGCTCGACGCATTGATGATGAATATTGCGAAAACCGACGACTGGAAATTCGTGATCTGCTCTCTGGAACATGACCCTGAAGATCATGCAGGGAAACTGTTGGAAAAATACGTGTCCAAACCGTTTAGAGATTTCGGTTTCGGGACTATGACGGACGACGAGATCGTCACACATACACCGTGGATCGAAGAACATTTTAAATTTTTAGCGAACGATACGGAAGACGGCGCGACGCTCGACTGGATACTGGAACAGGCCCGACTTTTAATCAGCCGCCATGGCAGCCGAGGACTTGTTATCGATCCGTGGGGAGATCTCGAGCATAGGCGTCCGCCGGCTCAGACCGAAACTGAGTACACAGGCGAAACTCTGGCGCGACTCAGACGGTTCGCACGGAGAAACGGTATCGCGATCTGGCTTGTCGCGCACCCGAAAAAAATGGAGCGCCTGCACAAGACTGGTGAAATTCCCGTGCCCAGTCTGTACGACATCTCGGGATCCGCGCACTGGGCGAACAAGCCTGACGCTGGAATTGTCGTGCATCGAGCAGATATCAGCGCGACGATTACAGACATCCACGTCCGAAAGATCAAACTGAAACATCTCGGAAAGCCCGGCGCTGCTACGCTCGACTGGTCGAAAAAGACTGGAATTTACACACCGAACTGGGGAGAAAACTATGGATAAGAAGCGATGTGAAAAATGCTGCGTCACGTTCGACGTTCCTGACGCCTGGCCGCGAATGCAGCGGGAAACGCAGCAGTTTCGCTGCGAACAGATCGGCTGCGCGAGAAGCTACGCGACGAGGCAGATCAGGAGAAAAAATGAGACGCCCTATTGCAAAATGATAATTCTGCCGCACCAGAGGGAGGCGTGGGGGCTCTGATGTCAGTCCTAGCCGACAGCCCTCTGGCGATGCTCGCAGTCATAGCCGTCCTGCTCGACGACGCAGGAGAAGTTAGCACCAAGATTTCACAGGAGCGCCTCTCAGAGGTTACGGCGCGGTTTAATTTAAGCTCGAGAGTGGACGAAGAGGGAAACCTGATTTTGATGCTGTCCCAGCTGACCTAAGGAGTAAAATGATGGCAGGAGTGAACAAAGTCATACTGATTGGAAATCTCGGTCGAGATCCTGAGGTGAACAACACGAAAAGCGGTGACCAGATAGTAAATCTGTCGGTAGCGACGAACGAGACATGGCGCGACCGCCAAACCGGCGAACGGAAGGAGCGGGTCGAATGGCATCGCGTCGCGATCTTTAATCAGAAACTGGGAGACATAGCGAAACAGTACCTGAAGAAAGGATCGAAAATTTACATAGAGGGACAGATCAGGACGAGGAGGTACGTGGGACAGGACGGTCAGGAAAAGTACACGACGGAAATTGTCCTGCAGAACTACCGCGGAGAGCTGTTGATGATGGACGAAAAACAGCATAAAACGACTGCTGTCGTAGAGCCGTATGTTCCTGCCGCGATCCAGAACTCAGATGATCTGGACGACGAAATACCGTTCTGAATTACAAATGCGTTGACAATTTTCAGCTTATGGCCCCATGCTGCAGTTTCTAGCCGCCGATTCGGCATCATTTTTCTCCCTGATTGGCCTCGCTCCCCCAAACGGGAGCGGGGTCTTTTTTTAAGGCGAGGAGGTCTAAAGTAGAACTTGGTAGACCAGGCAGGAAATAAAACAGGCGGCCGGAAAAAGGGAACGCCAAATCGTTTTCGCGCTGAGGCTGAGGCTGCGGCCGCGGCGCTAGGTATCACGCCATTACAATACATGCTGGAAATCATGGCTGACGGCACGGCAGAGCCTGAACGTCGGGACAGAATGGCTGCAGCAGCTGCGCCTTACGTTCACCCCAAACTGCAGAGCGTCGAGCATGCGGGCAGCATCGATCATCAGATCTCCCACGAAGAACGTCTGAAGGAGCTTGGGTGACCGACATCTCAGATCGAGAGAGAGAGATATTCACGAGGCTGCGTGACGATTTTGGTCATTTCGCACATAGGTGTTTGAAGATCCGCGCCAAAGGCGGCGGGATTATTCCGTTCGAGCTGAACACGATCCAGCACATGGTTCATAACCGCCTCGAGAAGCAGCGTCAGGAAACTGGACGGATCCGCGCGTTGATCCTGAAGGCTAGGCAGCCTGGGATCAGCACCTACGTTGAGGGGCGATATTACTGGCGGGTGACGCACCGCGACGGCGTGCGAGCCTTTATTCTGACTCACAAGCAGGACGCGACCGATAATCTGTTTACGATGGTCGACCGCTTCCACGAGATGAATCATCCTGAGGTGAAGCCCGTAACCGGTAGATCCAACGCGAAAGAGCTGCAGTTCCTGAAGCTGAACAGCGGGTACAAGGTCGGTACAGCTGGCGCTAGAGGTGTAGGCCGAAGTGACACGATCCAATATTTCCACGGGTCTGAGGTCGCTTATTGGGAGAACGCCGCCGAGCATGTAGACGGCGTTCTGCAGGCTGTACCGGAAGAGGACGAGACCGAGGTGATCTTGGAATCGACAGCTAACGGTCTCGGCGGCCTGTTCTATCAGATGGTGAAAGCCGCCGAACGTGGCGACAGCGACTACGATCTTATTTTCGTCGCATGGTTTATGCATCGAGAATATTCGCGACCAGTTCCACAGGGATGGCAGGCGCCTCAGAACTTTCAGGACTATCAGGAGATGCATAGCCTGACAGACGAGCAGACTTACTGGGCCTACGCGAAGAACCGTCAGTTCACGCAGGCTCTGAGCCAAGACAGCGATGCGATCTCTTGGAAATTCCGGCAGGAGTACCCTGCAACGCCGGAAGAAGCCTTTCAGACTGGCAGCGACGAAACCTTCATCAGGTCTGATGTGGTGTACAAGGCGCGGAAAAACGAGGTATATCCGTCCACTGACCAGCCGATCGTAGTCGGGATCGATCTGGCCCGCGGTGGCGCGGATAAGACAAGGATGCTCGATCGTCAGGGCAGGAAGATAGGTGGCTTCGTTGATATTGAGATGGACACCGATAATGAAATGGAAATCGTCGGCCACATAGGAAAGATGATCGAGCGCGTGAACCCTACCAAGATCCACATCGACGTCACTGGTATGGGTGGCGGCGTCCGCGACCGCCTGCGAGAGATGCACGACCCGAACCTGATCGTGGGGATAGAGTTCGGATCTCAAGCTCTGGAGAAGGGTTCCTACGCCAACAAGCGCGCAGAGATGTGGTGTGAACTGCGCGACTGGCTGTCAGATCCAGCCGGCGTCGACATACCCGACGATGACAGTCTGCATACGCAGTTGTGCGCTCCGATATGGGGTCGAGGAGCCACCCGTTATGATAGTAACTCGCGGGTGCTTCTGGAGCCAAAAGAGCACATTAAGGAAAGGCTGGGCTTCTCCCCTGATGGAGGTGATGCTGCGGCCCTTACGTTCGCAATGCCGGTAACGCCGAGGCGCAGCCGGATAGAGTATCCACACGATAGCCAAATGGGGATTGTTTGATGGCAGAACTAGGCGTCAAAGAAGCAAAGGCAGCTGCCGCTGCACAGGAATCTAACGAAACGGCGATGGGGAAAGCATTCGCCGCCGCCCTCAAGGGCAACCCGCCGGTATCAGTGAAACTGAAGCGGGTCAACGGGCCGACCTATCGAGACGGATACGTCTACGATGAGCAGAAGATCGAAACCTATGAGCAGGCGCTGCTGCGCCCCATAAATCTTGCAATGTGTGGTGAGCTGGCCCACGCTTTAGGTGAGGCACCAAGTGATGCGCCGCTCGTGATTTCAGTTAACGGCAAACAGATGATGGTGGATGGCCACATCTCGATCGAACCGATCGATGGTTGCGTGGTGCTCAAAATAGAAGCGCCAAAGGAAAAGGCATCCAAACGCGCGAAAGAGGCTAAATAGCATGGCGATGGGCATTCTGGAGAGGGAAGAGTTCAAGCGGATGGAGGCGCGCCTGTCACATCTGGAGCAGCTAATGCAGCAGATGATGGACCCAGACAGCGTCGCCTCAGAACCTGAAGGTAGCGGCAGGGCTCAAATTCGTCACACTGGGTTTGGCAGATGGGACGTGCTGTACGACGGTGAGCGCGTGCCGGTCAGCGAAAACGAAAATTCGGAAATGATCGTACAGAGCCATTGGCGCACGAAAGATGGCGCCGAGCTAAAGGCGGCACAATTGAATGGCTAAACGGCACGCTGACAACGAGGAGCTATCTCACAGCGATATCGAGACTATCGTTGGGCACGAGGTCTTGTCTTCAGTCGGCTACATTGACGGCACTATCAGCCGTGAACGTTCCAACGCGCTGAAATACTATCGCCAAGAGCAGTACGGGAACGAGCAGGACGGTCGATCGAAGGTAGTAACCGGCGACCTGCTGGACACTGTCGAGTGGATGATGCCGCAGATCATGCGGGTATTCATGGCGGCGGAGCACATCGTAACATTCGAGCCTGAAAATCGCGACGATGAGGAGGCTGCAGAGCATAAGTCGAATTATGTCCATCACGTATTCATGCGAGACAACGAGGGTTTTCAGGTGTCCTACGACTGGATCAAGGACGCCCTTTTGCAGAAGAACGGCATAATCAAGATCTATTGGTCTGAAACCGAGGAAAGCTGGAGCACGAGGCACACCGGACTGACAGAAGATGACGTAGCCTACATGCTGACATCGGAGCCCGGCGTCGAGGTGGCCGAGC